GCTAATGATACTTTAGTAGGTACAAAATTAACTGAGCCTATTGGCTCACCCGTACCTATTGATAAGAGCAGTTATCAGAAACCACCCTGGGCAGAGGCGGGCTCTGTCGCCATTAGTAGACCCAGACCAGGAGTTAAGATTCTTCAATGGCTAAGGCACGCCGCGTCAAATGTTCGCTCGCGTACCCTAGAACAAGATAAGGCAGGCTTCACCTGCCATGCCTGCCCAAACTCGAGAAGATCGTACCGAAGGAACGACTGGACAGGTCAGGAAACATCCTACCGCTCCAGGATCCTCTGGAAGTGGATCGAATGGGAAACCATCTACCCTGAGCGCTGCAAAGAATGCAATACCAAATACTCACGCTGGAAGAGAGCCAAGCGTGCCATGCAGAAGATTCATGATCGTGGCATGAAGATTTGGTTCATCACACTGTCACGGCCCAACATCACAGGAGTGCCGCCATATGACGGTGTCATTGAACTGGACCGCGAACTGTGGATCAAGGACTTCAAGAAGTTCCGACGTACGAAAATATGGAAGAACACATTCGCTGGTGGATACTGGTTCTACGAGTTCACAAGCCACACACCAGGAGACAAGATTTTCTCGAAGGACGGCACGTTCATCAGACAAACGACCGACCACGAGATCAACGGTCACCTCCATATCCTTGCCAACAGTGAAGGCAGGATCCCCATGAAGGAATTGACCGCCCAGTGGGGAGATCGAGTGGACTACAGGAAACCGGAACACGAACAAGACGTCATGCGGTACCTGAGAGGTTACCTGGTCAAATGTTCAACCGATGGCGTGAACATGAGACCATTCGGAGATATCCACAGAAGAAAAGTCAAACATCATCAGGATGAAGTTAACGAAACTTAGACTTCACACATTTATTCTGCTTGAAGGACCAGTAATGGCCCTTTGGACAACTCTTACGCCGAGGCCGGCTCCCTCGCTGCGATGCTCTAGCGGGGGCCCCCGACTTTCCGCCCTGCGCAGAGGCTCGGGCCTGTCGGCTCTTCTTCGAAGATGTAGGTGGAGGTTGGGTCTGCGCAGAGGGCCCACCACCTCCTCTGGAGTCGAAAAAACCTTTGAAATCAGACCATTCTTCAGAAGGAGACTTCCAATCTTCAGTTGCATGATAAACCAAATGAAGATACAATCCGACAAGAGGATTTCTAGTAATACCAGAAACAAGACCCGACACCAAGTAGTGCGGGATCTCATCCTCGAGGTACTCCTGTACAGAATCAAGAACCTGAAGACCATCATCAGGATGAATTATCAACATCAGAGACCAACCACAAATGTGACTGGCTCATGGATCGCAAGGCCCAGGAACAATCCTAAGATGAAATGTTTCTGACCAGAAGTGAGTTCAGATAACATCCTTGCACAACTCTTTCCCAATTACCTCGATCTCGAGGAGATTACTATTTGTCACACCATTCTGAAGAGCAATTATCCCAGCAGGGAAGAAATAAAGTCCCCAGGACCGCATCGCTGCAGTTGCACCTGCTGTGGTCCCACCAACAAGCATGAAATCCCAGCAAGCACGCGTGTTGTCCCCCGCATCAGAGACGTCGTAGGGAGGCTCCTCTAACTGCTGCTCCTCGGCGAGTTCAGTAACCTCGCCCGACACTACGTTTTGAGCCTGAAGCGCAGCCAGGGGATTGTTGAGAGCAGTTATCGAGGTATCTGCAGTAGCATCCGGAACCTGCTCCATCCTATCAGCGGCATAAGCCTGGGTCATGCTAACAGATGTCCAGGTCTTAACTCCGCCAGCAGACGTCGCTTGTAGCCTATGAGAGCCGAGAATAGTCAAAGTCCATTCATCCGTCATAGCGAGGTCAATGCTCTGAACCTCTGTACCGTCTTCGAAGGTGGGGGCACTTGCCAGGGAAGTGTAAGTCCACTCCCCTCCCGCCGCATCAACAGCCGCATTTGTACCCACATTGTAGAGACGGAGATCCTCATCACCACTAGTCTGGTGATCCTGGGAAAGATACGGACGTAGTGTACGACCGTACTTCCCCATCTCCCTCTTGGTGACACCTGCTTGCTTGAACATGTGATCTCGAGCAAAATGGAATCTCCGGAAAGCATTCCTGACCTTCCAGGTGTTAGGAACCCAAGCCAATAACAAAGAATCATTGGCAAGGGAAGCAGTAGAGACCTTGCACCAGTATCCGTACAAGTTCCCTTCACGATCTGTGATCTCCTCGTTCCTGGCATTCAGTTCGCTCAAATTCTTAGCGATGTTGTAGTAATTCGTATCAGCACCGGTAGTCCCGGCATACTGGAGTCTCCCTTCTCCAACAGACTTCATGTTTATCTCCTTCCTTATCGCCCCACGAGCGACGAAGAGGACGGGGAACAGGGTGGCTAATGATACTTTAGTAGGTACAAAATTAACTGAGCCTATTGGCTCACCCGTACCTATTGATAAGAGCAGTTATCAGAAACCACCCTGG